CGACATTTGACTGGTCAAGTGCATCAACAAGACATGAGTCCTGCATCACATTCTCTCGAAACTTCTGCCAATCAGTCACAGCCTTAGCCTTCCCATAAGTAAACACTCTTTCAAGCTCATTACTTTGCTGCTGCATAGCTGCTAGGTATAAACCATGACTAGATAAAGCGTCACAGTAATACCCAAGGGCACGAGTGAACAAACGTTCACGAGTGTCTTTGATGTTATTTGGCTTCTCAGGAAATACCATCCTCTTGACAATCTCGATGACCTCGCGATCAACAAGGCCCTTAATCCAGTAATGACCTAAGAACTGGAAGGGCTCACCATACCTTGAGATCTCAGACTTCACGACATTAATCGTGAAACCAAGCTCCTTAGCTGGAGTTGTAAGCCTAACTAATGGCACATGCACATCAAGACCAAACAGGCTATCATCACCAAGCACTAAGAGTTTACCATCCTCAATAGGCTTACGTAATGCTTTAAGGCAACAGAATTGCACAATAATAAAATTAGCAATGCTGTCGACTAACTGAGTGAAATAACTGCCACTCGGAACGCCTGTATGCTTTCTATACACATAACCATCCGGCATGATAATAGGGGTATGGATGAAATAATTCACCATAATTTCCCAACCATTATCAACTTGGTCCTCATGAAACCAGCTGCGTAAAATTTGAAACGCTTCACTGATCAACCAAGGCGGGATCGAGCTATCAAAGGCGGACATATCCAACCCATAACGAATATTGCTGTTAGTGATTGGCAGACACCGAGCTGAAAGCTCAAACCTACGCAAGCCAAAGGCCATTGGGGACCGAAGCAGCTTGAAACGATCAATGATCGGCCTAGCATACCTCGCCTCCAGCAAAGTCATAGACTGAGGATAACCCCAAACTAGACGTTGCTTAGGTCCTTCTGAACCATGCTGAACTCTATGAAAAGCAACGCAGGGCTCAGGAACCTTCTCTCCATTAAGTACTCGTAGCATACGAAGTAAATCACTATCGTACGCGTCTTTCTTTGAAGTGAAGAGAGGAGCGCCGGAACTCTTTTCGCCTTTAATCGTCTCATAGAGACTATCAATTGGAAAGACTTTCAATGACTTATCACCACCGAAAGCTTTCCAGGCTAAAGAGACGGCATCCCGAAAAGCAGGGTCCTTGG